TCAATAAAGTCTTGCAAGTAATCAATAGTGTAGTTTGCGTGTAGCTCCATTTAACTTCCAGGCGATTGTAACTCTTAATGAATTGAATGTTCTAGAGACTTCTTCTGCGTGGTGTAGCATACGTCCATTGAAGAATACTGCCTTGTTAGGTGCAGGTTCTACCCATGTCCAGTTGCCATCACTACCTTTGAAAGCAGTCTTGCCACCCCAGGTATGATCCCACATATGATTTGCATATAGTAGGAACGTTCTACAATCATCATAATGACCATCAGTGTGAGGCATTGCCTTATCACCAAAGACATGTCCATTTGCATAGACACGTTCTAATGTTAGATCAGGTTCATTTGTCACGTCTCTAATGATATTTAGGAGATGCTCAGTGTAAAATGGTTCATCTACTAGTGTCATCTCCCAGAATGGGATGTCATGATCTTTTGATACTGATGCATGACCATATCTCCATCGTGGTCGTGCCATGTCTTCGAGAATCTTTGCGAAGTCATAGTCACCAAATGGTCTATCATAGATTTCCATACTCTCTCACAAAATTGGTTCTTACTTGTTCAAATGGCACAAGAACTTCTTGTGGTGCATCAGGATATGTTTCCAATAGTCTCTCAATACTCTTACCAAAGTTAAGAATTTGATGACGCATGAAGAAGTCTTCAATAAGACTGGTTGCCCACATGAGTGCAACACGACGCTTACCAGATGTCACAGGTGCAACATAATGCATGTATCCTGTAGGATACACTAATGCTGTGCCTGCCTTCTGTTTGAATTTAAATGGCATATCACCATCAGTGATCACCAGTTCCCCACCCTCATACTCATCAGGGTCATTGAGAAACAGTGTGATACTGTGGTGTGCTTTTAGTCCTTGGACAGTAATATTATCAATGTGTGGGTTATACTTTCCACCCTCACGATACTCTGTCATCTGAGGAACAGTCATCTCCTTCACAACGAAAGTAGATCTGAATGCAGTAGCATCATTGATACCCTGCTGAATAATTTCCAGACTCTTTCTAAACTGTGATGTATGTTGACCCATCACGAAGTTATCCTTCACAGATGTGTCTACATTATTCTCATCACGTTGTGAAACGGTTCCTTGTGTAAACTCTGCTTTGTCGAACAAATCATTGATGTGGGTCAGTTGTTGTTCATTAAGAATTTCACATTCATAAAACATAGTTAGTCGTCCAGGATAAATTGACTGCTATCGAAATCGGGATAGATTGATTCTACTTGCATCAGTTTAATGATGTCAAGAACTTGTCTCTTAACTCTCTTAGTTCCTGCTGCTCTTTGCTTAGCATACATGAGTTTGTTAATCATTCTGCTATCAAGGAAGTCAGATGATGCATCATCATCGTAGTTTGTCCATTGATCAGCATCATCGGGATCCATGAATGCAGGTGGATTCTCTACACCCTCATATAGTTTTCTGTAGTTCTTAGGATCAATAGGATAAACCTGATTGAATAGAGTTCGTGCAAACTCTAGTTTATCACCATATTGTTCTGGTGTAGGAACAGCAATAGATCTAATCTTTGCTCTCCATGCAATCCACTGTGCCTTCTCACCTTCATAAGAATCTTCAATGTCAGGAAGCACACGCCAATCACTAGCATTCAGCATCATTTGCTTCTCTCTAGTTCTCTTGATCCACTTAGATTCAAAGAAATTAATCTCTTTGTCTAGTGCTTCAGTCTTTTGAAGTGCAAGATCAGTCTTACGCTTAGCAGCAACAGCAAACAATGCTAGTGCTTTGGTGTAGACTTCTGTTGCTAGTTCATCACTACCACTCTTGAACTGATACTCTGACCAGTAAATAGACTCTGACTTAAAGTCATACTTCTGTCTACTACGTTGCGCCATGTAGGTGCCATCATTGTAGTAACTGAAGAAGTCAAGAGTATCTTCACTAGTATGCCAGAAATCTCCGATGATCTCAAAGAACTTAGTCTTGAGTTCATCTTCAAACTCTAGTCTCTGCAGAGAGTTTGTGTTGAAATCCGACAATGTAGTAGCACCATTAGGTGCTTGCAGGATCGTATTGTTGATAAGATCCAACTGCAATAGTGGTTTTCTTATGATTGGTGTGCTTGAGGTCATACTAGTGCCGTCTTAATATACCATCCCGTCAAGATATATTTATCTCCGTTGAACAGTGTGTTTCCTTTGTGAACATGAGTCATGCCTGCAGGGAAGTATACAACTGTGCCTTTTGTAGGACGAATTCTTCTCTTTTGATACAAGAACTCAGTCTCACCACCATCACCCTCTGGAATGTCATTGAGATAGATCATCCAGGTAACTTCTCTTTGTGCATGTGATGCAGCAGAGTTTTCATAATGCCATTGATGATAACCACCAGTTGGTTGTGTCTTCTGCATCTTGACATCAGCAGAGATCATAGGAACATTCTTTAGTTGTCCAAACTCTGCCATATAATGAACCATACATGACTTCAGGAACTGATTGACCTGATATGTCATTGACTGGTTGACATAGTTAGCAAGAACAGATACATCCTTCCTTGTCATGTTACTACCATACTGAGTAGCACCATTCATAAGATGATCATCAAAGTATTGTTGCTCTTCAGGATGCGACTCAAAATCTTCTGGTCCAACAAATGAACCACGCTTAGTCAGTAGGTTTTCAAACCAACCAATGCATTGATCACAAAATGGAGCAGGGACAAAGTTCTCCCATACTCCAATAAAATCACTAAAGTCTGACTTAGTGATGTTTGGATCTTGCATCAATTCAAGGGGTCTCCATTGTTGGACCTTACCAACAGTGGGATCCGCATTATGTGCAATTGCCATATTCTAAATTAGAATGCCTTAATTATATATTTAACCTTGTGGAATGGTGCGATGATAGGAACCTTGCGCTGTGGGTTCATAGCAGCAGTAGGAATTGGTTTGCTGCTATTGTTCCAGGTGAATGACGCTGGGTTGAGTTCAATATCAACACCTGATCCACCATCTGTCGTAGCATTCTGAGTAAACTTAAGTGAGAATACTGTGTTGAATGTTGCTAGTCCTTGTCTGAATGCAGTAGCGTCTGCGTTGACGTTACCATAAGAGAAGTCAGCTTGTGGATTAGTAACAGGGTCAGTTCCCAGCAAGTGAGAGTGATTCAAAGTGCCACTATAAATGGACAGATAGTTATCTATTCTAGCATTAGTTTCCTCTGTGTCAATAACACCAGCGTCACCGTTGTTAGGATCACCGTTCTTGGTGAAGTAATCATCACTAAGACCACTGATTTCTGAGAATGGTGAACCCCAGTAGTTACCAAATGCCACGCTGCTGCTACCAGAACCAGGCAACAGATCTAGCAGAGATCCTCTACCAGAGTCTGCAACTTCACCATCAAATCTACCAAAGTTCCAGAAGTTTGCATCTTCCCAGTAACCATCATCAACAGCGTTTGTATCACCGTCAGGTCTTCCACTCCAGTTCTGTGAACCACTAGCACTGGTGCCATAGTATGCTCTAGCACCCCATGGAATGAGTGGATCACCATCATCACTATCAATTTGTCCAGAGATAATTTCGTGTTCGTGCTGTGGAGGACGAACAGAAACATCACTAACAGGACCAATGTTAGCGATAACTTCACCAGTGACAGTGAAATCAACATCTGCTTCCAGTTCTTCGGTTCCGAATGTTCTTGGTGTTCCTAGTGTGAAATATGATGATTCTGTTCCGTCACTGCTACCAGCAGGTGCAATAACCTGTTCTAGTGGATCTGGACCAGCAACATCAACATCATCAACATACCAGTAACCACCAGTTGATCCAGTCAGTTCAAATGAACCACCAGCACTTGTTACAGGAACAAATGAAGATGATCCTCTGTTAGCATCAACAATACCAGCACCCACCATTCTAACATTACGATAGTCTGGTAGATTAAAGTTTCCAGTGTATGCACTAGTTGATGGGATGAATGTAGCATTACCACCATAAGTGTTACCGATTGCTTCCCACAACCAAGGATAATCTGCTGCCGCTACTGATTGACCATTACACTCCAAGAATCCTGGGAATCTTTCTTCAATATCACCATAACCAAAGTTACCATCATCTAGTGGAGTTTCTTTTGTGATAGGAACAACAGTTCCAATTGAGTAACCATCAAACTTAGGTGATCTATAGTAATCTCTAGCGTTGTTAGGATCTTCACCTGCTGCCGACCATGCTTCATCATTAAAGTATGCATTCTTCTCAGAATACCATACACCAAGATATGCAGGTGGGATAGGTTTAACAGCATAGTTGATAGATCTCAACTGGAATGGAGATGCATCACCAAATGTGATGTTTGTCTGTCCATAATGCGACAGTCCTTGAACAGGTTCAAGATTTGCATCTCCAGGTTGTTGCATAATAATAGTGATGAATACAGGATCACCACCAGGATCAGGATTTACTGTGCGTGGTCCTGC